CCTAATGATATATTATCAAGTGAACCAAAATTTTCTTCTAAACTGAATACAGCAGCTTCTGCTTGTTCAGCACTACCACCAAATAATTTAGCTGAAACACTAGCAGCTTTAAGGTTGGTAGCTATTCTTGCAGATTCTACTGCAGATACACCTAAACTTTGTTTAACCTCTAAGGCTTTCCCAACAAAATCTGTCATAAATTTTACTGCTAGTCCAATAGCAAAAGCGCCCATTAATTTTGGGCTTGATGCTATAGCAGAATATTCTTTTAATTTATCCCTTGCACCCTCTAAACCATCTAATGTTTTTGCGTCTATGTTTAGAGCATTTTCTAAACCCTTTCCAGCCTCTTCTGCTGTTTTAGAAAAACTTTTTAAGCTATCTCTCATAGTATCTAAAGCTTCTTTTGCTTCATCACTCATACCTTCAAATTGTTCTTCCAAATCCTCCATAAAACCATTAGCATCAAATGTTCCAGCTTTTATTGCATCAACAGCTGCTAGTTGTGCGTCATTAACTAAATTGTAACCTTTTTGAAGATCTCCTGTAGATAGAACTGCAGCTTGTTGCGATTGTTCTAATTGTTCAGTTAAATTATATGATTTTAATATAGCACCAGCACCAGAATCTAATAACTTATTTATTTTTTGAGTTAAACTTGCTGTAGTCTTTCCAATCTTAGCTTGGTCTTGTTTTTGTTTGGTTACTAGTGCTTCATCTCTAGCTCTTTTTTGTGCATTTAGATATTCTTCTTTGGAAATACCACGAGCGGAAAGAGAAGCTCTTAGAGTTTTATCTTTATAATTAGCGATGTCTTTTTCGTGAGCCGCTTGTTCTTTGGCTGTTTGTGCTGCAGCCTTATTAGCAGCTGCTATCGCTTTTGCATTATCTACATCTTTTTTGGTAGCCATTTTAGAGTTTTATACCTTTTTCTTTTGCCATTTGAGCTACTTTGACTTTTAATACATCAACTGCTTTTTGATGATTGTCCATAGCTTTTTTTAATGCAGGATTATTTTTAATAGCCCTCTTTACAGAAGCGCTTTGTTTTTTCTTTTTAGCACTGTCGATAATTTTATCTACAAGTTTATCTAATAAACCCATTTCGATTCTCCATAAGGTTTTTTGTGTGGAATTATTCAATAATAAATATCAAAGTTCTTATTTTTTAAATGAAGGATGTGAGCTTTTGTTTTTCTGCTGAGACTTCTTTATCTCTTCATTTTGTTCTTTATAATGTTTTTGTAACCTTTTAAAGTAAAACTTTCTAAGATATATAGGCATGTTGTATACCTCAGAAAATGAGAACATACTCTGTGAGTTAAAGCTTATTTGAAATATTTCTTCGTGTAGTTGTGGTTTATACTCCGGCGGCAGGCCAAAGAAACGTAACGGTCATAGGGACCGTAAACTCCTTCTCAATTCCATCTGAATCTATGTATGTAGATGTCATATCCACATCTGGCGATATTTTATTTAAATATTCTCTAAAAGCTATTGAATCTCTCGATAAAAATTCATTATCTACAAAATTATTTATTGTAGTTTTTTTATCGTCACCATCAACTGAAATTATTTGACTTTTCAGTCGTGTAGTTAAATCATAACCAATGCCATCTCCAACTTTTCTATACCCCTCAATTTCTTTTTCTATCTCTTTTTCATCACCTGATGTAAGTAATTTAAATGTTAGCTTTCTTTTGGTTGCTGGCAATTCAAATTCAAATTCATTTTTACCATCTACGACTAAACTCTCATCTAATTTATTATCGCTTAATTGTGTTAAATCAACCTCTACTCTTTGACCAGCTATTTCTACTTCATACTCTTTACCATACGCAAGAATACGAGATGCGATGAGAACAGCATTTTTATCTCCAATTAACAATTCATTTGATTTAATTGACTTATCTACTATCAAAGCCTCTATTAACTTCTCAACAACTATACCCTTTTTAATAAGATTAGCGGATGTAAGAATATCCTCTTCTTTAGCCGTCATATATTTGATTTCTATTTGACCAGAAGATAGCGGGCTATCTTTTGGATATAATAATCCTTTTGACGGCAGATCCACTACTTCTGTAGGGAATTTATATTCTGCCATAATTGACTCCTATGATTTTTTAAAACTATAACTATTTTTTACCAAATTTTTCGGCGGCTGTAACTCCTAATCCAACTACTGAAATGTACATAAAACATTCTAGTATTTTATCTTTGACTTCAAAAGATGAAAAAGTATCAGCCCCCCAACTTGCAATCAACATAATGAAAGCGGCAAAACCGACTGTTCGTTTTGAAGATATTTTTGCATCGCTAGAGAGCATTTCTTGAATAAAACCCATATTTAACTCCTCTTAGAATTGTAAGATAGCGTAATCGTATCTTAGTGTTAATGTAATTTCTGCTGGTTCACTAACTGACCAATCTAAATCACCAAAATTGGCTGATTGTATCATAGCACCTTTAAGTGTCCACTCTTCCACTTTGTCTCCAACAGGTCCTAATACATTAAATGTAATATCTTTTTTATAAAAATCGGAATATCCATCTCTACCAGTAACAGACTCTTTATGTAAACGAACCCATTCCATAACTGCTTGTGCGCCCGATGGTACAATCGGATCGTATAGAGTAACCTCTAAAGTTTCCCAAGCTCCCTTTCCTTTCACATATCGTTTAACGTTTATGTGATCTAATTCTATTTCTTCAAAAGTTATAGTAGGGCGGTTTGCTGTTTTAATCAAATATGCTGGAACACCTTCTATGTACATTATGAACCGATTTTTCGTTTTCGGTTCAAACGGAGTGAACATAATTTCTGAAGGATCTATTAAGTCTGCCATTACAGTTCTCCTAATTAAAGTTTAATTCTTTCATATATAAATATTCAAAAAATAAAAAATCGATACAGGATATTAGTCAAATATTTCATAGTTTTTTAATAGTTTTATAGAAAACAAAAAAGGGTGAGAAAAATCTCACCCTTTTCAGTTGTTTTATGATTAACTGCCTTAACTATCAGCAAAAGCCGCTGTTACAGCAACTCCACCATTACCGCTATTCATAATATGACCCTCAACGTGCCATTTAGCACCATCAAACAGACACTTTAAATAAGTACCTATTCCAATACCACCATTTGAAGCACCAGTTAAGTTCAAAAAGTCATTTGAATCACCATCGGGCTTAGCTACTAATGCAAAAACATTACCAGCAGCTGCATTACCTGATTTGTATACATTAGACGAAGGCGCAAATAATTCACCTCCACCTGCAGCGAACTTATGAACTTCACTGTCACCTAATATGGCGTTGTAGAATACTTCTATTACATCGCCTGTATTTAGTGAACCACTAGAATGTGGCAATTGATAAGTTGCACCATCTGTATCAGTTACGTGATAGCGTCTATTAGCTTCTAAATTCATAGCAGCAGCTATGGCTAAAGAACCTGATATTGGTCTCGCTTGTCCACCAGTCTGACTATTACTAAAGGTGTTTGCATTATCTAACGATACTAAGTTTTGATCGATTGCATCTAAACCAGGATATAGCTCTCTACTGAGTTTGGCTAAACTTCCTCTTGTTCCCATTATGTTTCTCCTAATTTAATTTAAGTCCTACTTAAATTAGATATGTTTATTATTTATTGAATCTTTTTTTATGCCAATACATTGATGAACTACTGTCATTGACGATTCAAATTTCCATTCATCTTATATAAATATCAAGCAAAAACAAAAAACCCCACTAATGTGGGGCTTTTCGTATTATAATTGAGTTTAAAAATTACTCTGGAAATGCAGCGCCTGTTGGCAATACTGAGAAGTCCAAAACAATAAACTCTGCCGTTCTCGTAGGTTGTATGAATATCTGTCCAATCAACTGATTTCTATCAACGACATCAGGTGTATTGTTTGTATCATCCATCACAACTTTGAAAGCACTTAATCCACTATTGGATTGTACTGATTCTAAGAACGGATTTACTATATTTAAGAATCTAGCTCTTGTAGATGAATCGTTTTGTTCAAATACTAAGAATCTGCTTGAAGAAGCAATAAATTTCTTCAATCTAATTAATAGTCTACGAACATTGATTCTATCAAGTGCAGATGGTTTAGCTTGTAGTGTTTTTTGTCCAAATACCACAACTCCTTGACCAGGAAATGAAGCAATCGGATTAACTCTACCCTCATAAAGTGTATCTCTATCAGTATGAGTAAGTTTCTTCTTAGTCATCCTAACATTAGATAATCCACCTCTATTCAATCCAGCAGGAGCAAACCATTCGTGAGCTACACTATCTGTGAAAGCAATCACACCAGGTATTACTACTGATGGTGGCACCCAAACTTGACCTTGACCAGCGGGATCTTCAATCTTAACCCACGGATAATAAGTAGCTACATAGTTAGTATCTAAAGATACAACATTATCAACGGCTGTAGCAACATTATCGTCTATGTCAGCACTATCTAATACATAAAAAGCATCAGCTCTTTCTTCAACTTTATCAATTGCGTGATTAGTAACTACTGAATGGTGTTTATGTATCACACCTGGAGTTACGAGCATATTAATATCGTAATCATCAGGATTAGATATGGCATTTATCGCTCTTTTGAAAGCAATTGAACCACTAGCAGTTGTTGATGACATATCAAATCCCATACTATTTGTAGATGAGATTGATGTTCCTGTAGCTTTTGAAGCAGCTGGATTAATACCATCAAAACCGTGTTGCATTGGAACAGAAAACTTTAACTGCTCAACTGATTGTGATATTGTCAAAGTTTGTGTGTTTATAGCAAAATTGGTTTTATTTGAGTATTCAAATGATGTAGTATCACCATATCCAAACATATTCTCCAAAGCGAAATCAACATTACTACCAGCCGTTTCACCACTTGAAATTGGTGCTAAATAAGCATAGTTTGTAGTTATTTCACTATTAGGATAATCAGGATGTAATTTAATACCATAAGGAAGATACTCTTTGTATGTTCCAGTATTACTATTATCACCATCACTGGTTTGTGTTAATCCAAATGAAGCTGTTGGTACAACGTTTGTAGAAACAATAGGATCTAATACAGCAGCGTGACCCATAGGTTGTAAGTTAGTATTACTTCTAAATACATCCTCTTTGTAATCACCAACTCTGATATATTGAGACATATTAGGATAATCACCATATGTGGTAATCTCACCATTGTTATTTACAGTTTGAAACATATCACCAATTACTTTTACTATGTAATTAGATGAATCAGGATCCATATTAAGTCCAGTATAGCTTTCTATTGGTGCGGCATCACCTGTTCGATATACAGCCAAACCAAATTGTGCATAACTTGGACTTGAATTAGAACCTTGCGGTCTCTTAACATCTCTAATCACAACATAAAACTGATTAGTATCATTTCCATCTGCTCTTGTGTAAATTCTAAACAGATTTGTACCACTACCACCGATTAATTGTGAATTAATAAAAGGTGTTCTAGCTGAAGAAGCGTCTGAATTACCTGTAATTGTAGTAATATAATTACCATTAGATGTATCAACTGTTTCTGTTCCACCAGCAAAATTAAAGGTTGCATCTTCAGTAAACAATCTACCTGCAGTTATACCCTCAGAAGCTATCATACCTGCGGCAAATGAAGCACTTACAGAGCTTTCAAAAAACTTATACATATATCCTGGAGCTTCTGTACTACCAATTGATTGTGCTTTAGGATCTGAAGGAACTTGCCTTAAAATGTAATCACCAGATACAGCATCGTTCTCTCCAGTAGCAGAACCTTTAGTTATTATTGAAAGATTTGTTAAACTGGCAGTTGCGTTAGCACCAGCTAATTCTAATGTAAAATTACTAGCGCTTGTAGCACCTTTGATAGAACCACTTAGAGCACCCGTTCCATTACTATTATTGATTGCTGGTAAAAATGAAGCTACAACTAATTTTCCATTCTCACCATAGTTCGCTGACGAACCACTAATAAGTAGATTGAATCCACCTACGGAATAACCGCCGATATATCCAACTCTTACTATTGTTACAGTTCCTGCGGAACGTAAATATTCTTTTACAGTATAAGGTGTATAGTAATCACTATTATAAGATCCAAATACCTGTTCAAATTGCTCAAAACTTCTAACTATTGTAGGTACAAATGAAGGACCTTTTGCAGTAGGTCCGACAATAGCAGCTCCAATCTCAGAAATCCCTTGCGGTAGAAAAGATAAATCTTTCTCACGAGTAAATACACCAGGACTGACTATTCTCTCTGCCATGTGTTTTCTCCTTAAAGGGTTTAAAAATTATTGAAATTTATTATATATAAATATAAGCTAAAAATCTCAAAACACAACCGATTGGTAAGTTTTTTTACTCTTCGGCTTTTATTTCTTGAGTTTCTTGAGGAGGCGATGGCGTAAAAACACCTGTTTGTGGATTCAATTGACCAGCTCCATATTTTTCATTCAATTGTGCTACTAACTCACGTTCTTTTTCTTGAGCTTCAACATAATCGGCTTGCAATTGTAATTCATTTTCTTCAATCTTTTCTGCTCGTTGGGTATTTACAAGCTTCTGTACTGAAACCTGCCCCATTAAAAGTTGAATGTCTTGGTATTTTTTACTTAAATCACTAAGAGATTGTAACTCTTCCTCTGTAAACTTAATTTCACTCATTATTTACTCCTATTACTTTCATATTAATATATATCAGATAAATATCTGAAAATCTATTTTTTTAACCATTCGGCCATCTAATCTTATCTTTATCAGGCCAATTATCAATATTTGTTATACCACCTCTAAATTTATTAGGGTGTCTTTCATTTTCCATTGATGGACTGTGAAATCCAAACTGTCCATCCCACTTATCACCACGCTTTTCATTAGCCTCAAAAGAGAAATCAGCTGCTAACTCTTCAGGTGCAAATTTTATTCCGTTTTCCTCTAAATATTTTCTATTAATTCTACATATAGCGTCATCATCTGATGGATATAAGTCCATAACATCATCTTTTTGTATAAAGTCTAACATTTTTTTACTTATTAAACTAAATCCAGCATTTCCAACATTATTTTCTTCATACCACCACGGTGCACCTATATAATCATAATTTAAAAACTCATCTTTCCAAGCTTTTGGATTTAAAATAAAACCATCAAATTCTATATGTAAAATATACTTAGTTTTGATATATGAATTCATTTTCTTCCACATAAAATGTATAACATCAAAATTAGATTGACAATGTGGTATTTTTACTATATCATCATTATCTTTATCCATAGATGTAAAAAATTTAACATCTCCAAATTTGGCATATATAGTAGAAATATTGACAGCTCTTAAAGCTCTTTCATAATCTATACAATCCACTATTACCAATGTAACATCTTTTAAATCAAGCTTTTCTTTTTCATACCACCACTCTTTTCCGTGATTATACTCTCTTCTCGGTGGATATTTTTTTACTATCTGTTCCATAGTTTTATCTTTCATCAAAAGTGATTCGTGTCGTGGAATTTCATCATCATATTTACCTTGCCAAGTTGATTCTACTCCAAAATGTGTACAACCACCCATATAACAAGCTACAAAATTATCTCTGTTTTGTTTACCACCACTTTCATCGTGCCACCACTGTACCCACCAATCTAAACCTGCAAACCAAGCACAGTAATCCTCATCTGTTTTTGTCTCTGAATATAAGTCTACATCAATTGGTAGCATTTGAATTAATTCATCACGCCTCATCATCATATTACCAGCTCTAGCAGTCTGTTTGTATAACCAATTACCATCTTTGTGTGTAATGTCGTGTTCGGGTGAATTATAAAATGTTGCTATCGTCACATTATTTTCTTCATCTAATTTATCACAAAGTATAGTTAATGGTTCGTGATATTCATTATCGTGGTCTGAAAACATAATGTATTGGCAATTATCAAAAAATCCACTTTCCCAAACTTTATTTGTTGCACCTCTTTGTCCTAAATTTTCATCAATAGAAATTATAGTTATATTATCATATTCTTTACAAACAGCAATTGCTTGTTCTTTCAAATCAGATTTATTAGATTGTTCCAACACACAAATTTTATCATTATGTTCTATAACTTCCATTAAAGAATCTAAAGTTCTTTTTAAATAATAAGGTTTATTGTAACTTAATATTTGTATAGCAACTCGTGTGGCATTTTCTCCTTTACCCCAACTATGAAATCCACCTGAAAAGAATTCGTGTTGAGTAAATTCTCCTTTTATTTTTCTATGTCCTTCTTTTTTTAAATCTACACCATCCCAATATTTTGTTTTGAATCCAAGTATTTGTTTTACTATGTCAGCTGATGTTGCTTCCTCTATTTCTACATCTTTATCAACTATACCATAATATTCATCTAATTGTGATTGTGAAATAGTCACAGGATTTTTCCAACCATCGAATGTAAAATTCATCATTTCAATTAAACCTAAAGGTAATTTATTCTGTTGTTTAAAAGTAATAGAGTTATGTGAACTTTCTTTATCTTTATCATCAACTCTCCATTGGTCTCTTTCAAATCCATACTTCTTTCTAGTAGTCAAAGGAAACCTACCTATATCATACCTAGCATATAAATCGTGTATCGGTGAATTGCTATATTCATCAGGTGGTACACCTATGCCATCAATTGTCTCTACACCTTTATTATAAGTTTCTGTAAATTTTATAATCTGGTCTGTATTTTGATTGGAAAAATGTCCTCTATTAAACTCATCTGATGCGATGAATAATTTACAACCAGTTTCTTTTTGAAATTTCTTACAATAACCTAACCACTCACCAGCTTCTTCCCAATCTTTTGTATCTAAAACTATTTGTACATTTTTACCTTTTAAATCATAATCATATCTTTTTAAAAAAGTATATTTACCTTTATTTAACCCATACACTTTAAAAACCCAATCAGCGTGCCATTGAACCCAATTTCCATGCCATGCATTCATACCATTTAGACTATATGAATTCCAAAAACACAATTGTCCTTTTTGATTCTTTATATATTGTTCTACATATAAGGTAAAATATTCATCATTAGTGTGTATACATCTAATAATAGGATCTTTAATTATTTTAATATGGTCTTGTCTCTGTTTCATAAATTCGCCCTCCCAAGGAGCTCTAATCGGCCTTCTTCTCATTTTTACTCCAATATAAATTATCTTCCAAAACTAAATAATCAACAGTTCCTTTTTCTAAATGTTCAAATGGCTGATTCAAATCATATATAATCGGTTGTCCGTGACCATTAAAAGATGTGTTTAAGAGAACTGGTATTTTAGATATTTTGTAATATTCATTTAAAATACTATGAAAGAATTTATTTCTTTCTTTAAAAACTAATTGAGGTCTTAGTGTATTATCCACTCTATGAACTACTGCTGGTATTTTATCAACCCACTCATCTTTTACTGTATAACACATTGTCATAAACTCTGCAGTCATTTTTGATTTTGTATTTTTACAAACATCATCTACTTTCTCTCCTAAAATAATTGGAGCAAATGGCATTATTTCGTGTCTTTCTAATCTATTATTTAAAGTTTCGTGCATCTCTTTATCGGTAGCTCTAACTAAAATACTTCTTGAACCCAATGCTCTAGGTCCATATTCCATTTTTCCTTGAAAGCAACCAATAATATTTCCATCATTTAATAGTTTAGCAACTTTTTTAGAGTCAAATTTTTCTTTATTGAAATTCCATTCTTTCTCTTCTTTTTTTATTTCGTCTTTTGTATAATCGTTTCCTAAAAATACATTTTCAAATCTTTTATTTTCCCACTCACCTAATTCTACTGATTTCATTATAGCAGCTGCTAATGCTAGTCCAGAATCACTCATAGCAGGATACACATAAACTTCATCAACCCAATCCAATTCATTTATTTTTTGATTTAATTTTACATTAGCAAAAATGCCACCAGCAACTGCCACCCTTTTATATTCAGGATAAAATTTATGTAAATCTTCTAAATATTCTAAAAAAACATCTTCTAATAACTTTTGTACATTGAAAGCCCACTCGGCTCTTAGTTCGAAATTATCACTCCAATCAGATTCCTCTTCACGAAGTGATTCAAAAAATGTTTCTACTCTATTCCAATTTCCACAAGGACCAAAATTCAAATCATTGGTGTAGTGTAATAATTGTTTTAATTTATTATACATCTCTTCATTATATTTTCCGTGACCAGCCATACCCATAAGCTTTCCCTCATCTTTAAGAGAATGCCACACAGCTCCTTTTGGTGCAAACTGAGTTGTACAACGACCAAAATATTGTCCAATAGACGCTGATTTTTCTTTTGGTTGTTTATGTACTAAATGTAATTTATCATCATAACCTAAATAAACCCTACCAACAGTTTTAAAACCACTTCCATCGTGAGTAATAACTAAAGTCTTTTCTTTAAAACCTGATGTATAATATGCGCCAACTGCGTGAAGTAAATGATGTGGATATGTAACCACCTTTCTTCTCATCTCTTCTGATTTATATCTATCTAAATCTGGCTCTGCTACTTCTGCTATACAAATATAGTCCGAATCCTCTAATTTATATCCCATATCATTTTCTATTGTATCCATAGCAAACCACGGATAAACCCCACTAAGTGCCCAAGATTTAATCTTACGAATTCTCTCCTCTTCTATAACCACTTTTATTTCACCATCTTCTATATAAGCAACTGTAGAATCGTGAGCGTGACCTATTATACCAAATACCTTACTCATAATTTATATTCCGAATTTATTCTTACTGATTGATTGTATATTTCTATGTCATCTTGATTTAATTTTTTTATAAAGTTTCTATCTAT